ACATAAGTCCTAAAGTTTACTATCCGGAGGCATAATGGCATTATCTTCAGGAAAATTTGCAAAATTTATTTCAGATAGATCTGGACAAGAATTCCCATATTCTGAAATGGTTATAGAGTGGAATGGTTCTAGAGTGCATATATCTGAATTTGAACAAAAACATCCACAGTTAGAACCAAAATCTCATTCAGCAGATGCACAAGGTTTATTAAATGCTAGACCTGCAAGAATAGAACCTGCAGTAGCTAGAGTCTTAACTTTAAACCCATTTTCAATTACAAATGGATCAACGACTGTAACTGTTTTTGAAGAAAATCATGGTAGATCTACAGGTGATGTTGTTAGATTTAGAACAGGAGAAGGTTCTTTTGGTATAACAAGTGCGGATATTAATAAATCTGCGGGATTTACAATTACTAAAGTTAATGCTAATAATTACACATTTACAGCAGCTGGAACAGCAACTGCAAATACAAATATAGGAGGGGGA